TCCTATTTATTGTATCACAATGTTAAGTCAATGTCCACCATAAGGGTCATTGATATCATCATAGATCTCTTCCTCTGGTCTTGGTGGCAACTGAATCTCCTCAGATCCACCACCTAACTGCTCCGATCCACCTACAGCAAAAGGATTGTACTTTGCAGTAGCAATCCTATACATCTTTTCGTGTATCGTTATCTCTTCTTCCTCTTGATCCACACCTGGAGGTTGTATCTCCGAGGGTGATGTGTCAATAGGTTCTTTGTCAGTTGCAATAGGCATACTATCCAATGGATTCACAAACCAATCATCATCTGGTATAGTCGGTAGTCCCATCATCCTAGTTCAGTAACGTCTCCTGTAACTCCTGCTGGAGTCTTAGGTGGTGAATCTATATGAATTGTACCGTGTAATGGTTGATGCTGGTGCTCAAGAAGATGATCCAACTTACGTTCGATAGATTCAAGTCTATCAATCATCTCTGGATGAGGTGCGTGTGATGCTGGTGGAAGGTCGATAGTAAATGTACTTCCGTCACCTGCTGGTGGATATGCGTGTGCATATGCTGGATCAACCCCAGTATCTAATGTGATGTTAGGATCTATTCCTGTTATTGGATCAGGTAATAGTCCAGGTGTTGTAGTAACCTCAGTACCTGGTACTGGATTAGTTCCTGCTGAGTCTGTCATCGTGGAAATTTGGTAGTAAAATATTTAGCGTCTGACTACAGCAGGTACATCCCCGTCGTCGTCATCGTCGTCATCATACCACGGATCGTTTATCTCGTCTATCCTATTCTTTAAAGACTCTTGTAGATTAGAATCAGATGTCATCACTCTTCTCTGAAACTCTTCATCAGGTGTGAAATTTACAACTAACAATTCATCACCTGGTTTTAAATCTGATAGTTCTGGATGAGGTGGTCTAGTAACTGTCTTCTTTGTTTCTATAAACTTACCAGCACCTAACTGTCTTGCCGCTGCAAACCCACCTGACATAAGTCTCAATGCCATAATGAATAGTATAAAAGTGCTTAGTAAGAATAGAAAGTTAATCATTCTTTTTTACCTTCTTAGTCTGCTTCTTGATCATCTTGGCGTACCTAATGTCACTATCAGTGTACCAACCTTTATGTTCTTTAGCAAGTTTAATAATTTTCTTTGCTGCTTTTCGATCGTCCTTCCTTTGAGACATTGTAATACCACTTAATGTATAGCTGTGCGAGGTCTGATTTAAAGAGGAAGTCCTCGTCTCTTAGTTGTTTATATTCTCCCGAATCTATAACCCAATCACAGAAGTCATAATGCTTTTGTTCTAATGAATGAGATCTATCAACACAGTCCTGTAAACATCGTTGACGAACCTTAAGAATATCATCAGTGATTTTATAGGTCATTAACCATCCTCACGTTTTTGTAATTTGGTACATAATTTTTACCGAAGTTGCAAAGGTTAACATAGAAGTTAGCCTTTACCTCGGAGAGACCACAGTATTTCCTTAAAGTAATCCAGTGGTCTGGGTTCTGTTCAACTTGTAAACTGTAAGTACGATTAGTCATCAGCATCAAGATTAGTAATTACTATCTTGTTACCTTCAATCGTAAATTGCAATTCATCTTCGTGATCCCAACACAGTTCTTCATAGAGTGTGTTGAGTCGATCCATATCTTCCCAAAGATCAGCAGTCATCAGTACAAATGCTCCTCCTGCTCCGTAAGAATAGTTACATCGGATGTAGGATATGCAACACAAGTTAATACAAAACCTGCTTCGATCTGGTCTTCATCTAAGAAGGACTGATCTTCTTGATTGACTGACCCTTCAACTACCTTACCTGCACAGGTACTACAAGCACCAGCACGACAAGAGTATGGGTGATCGATACCTGCTTCTTCAGCAGCGTCTAAGATGTACTGATCAGAAGCACATTCAAAAGTTTCTAGTTCACCTTCAGTGGACTTAAACGTTACAGTTGCCATTTTAATAATTCAGAGTCGAATCTATTTAGTATAGCATCAAAAAACCACCTTTGCCAAGGTGGTTAGATTAATCCGAGTGTTCCTGCTGTCATACCCACACTCACAAAGAATGCAAATTCATACAGAGGGTACCACGGACTATTGAAAAGCGTATTGACCAACATTTGTGTAAGTAAAAGCGGCTAAACTAAAAAGGAATAAGATCTGATACATTTTAAGCTCCTGCTGGTACTGTGATAGGAATCATCTTTCCACCACGGGGTTCATCGTCATCATCGTCATCAATAAATCCACCACCTGCTGCTGCCCAGAATCCCAGTAAAATTATTACTGGAATAAAGGGGAACACCAATGCCCATATTGGATTCACTGCTTCTGTTGCTGCTTGAAGTTCACCCATTGCTTTTAGAATACTCCTGGAATAATTTGTCCTGTTGTAGCATATGCTCCGATGGCTGCTAAAAAACCAATCATTGCCCAACGTCCGTTGGTTTGTTCTGCTTGTTCGTTCATAGTCTTGTCCTGCTGGATGATTTGGATTTGAGGTTCAGTCGCAAACATATTCTGTCTGCCACCATCTTCTGTTGTTACAGTCATTTAAGTTTTGTGAAGTAACGTAACATAATTATATAGCAAATCTATACATCCTGTCAAGTATTTATACTCAGTATGTCTTCAACCCATAAAATAATCCTTGCGATAATATCTCCCAAGGATGTTTGAATTATAAAAGGCAGGCTCCCCATCAGGACCTGCCTCTGTTAGTACATTATTTAAGAACAGTTGTCTTGTCTCTTCGAAGTTTACTCTTCCCTGAGTGTGGTGGAGACTGAGGATCTCACGCTTGAAAAGGTTTCGTCCATACTTTTTAATGTCTTGCTTAAGCTCCTCAGAACTTCCGTAGTACTTTTTCCAGTCACTCTCAGACGAAACACGGCGTTTCCCACCTCTAGGCTTTCTACGCTTGGTAAAATTTTTCCGTCCGATATATTGTTTACCCGACTGGAGATTTGTAATACGGTAGACGTAACCGAAGAAATCGTTAATGTCGTTAGAAGTAAAAGTTGTACCTTGATAGGTCCAGGGGTTTTCATAACCTCCTTCAACCACTGTGGTCTTTTCATTCGTACTCTCCGTCGTTGTCATCACCGATCATAATGTTTGGTCCTTGTGTGTATTTAGATACGTCACTAAAGACCTCAGACTCAAGCTCAAAGGTGATGTCTTTAAGTTGTCTGATGATTTGTTTTACTCGCTCTCGATCCATTTGGTTGGTTCTCCTGTGGGATTAATGTCTACACCATCAATCGCTTTGACCATAGTCTTGGCTAGACTGTTAGCATCTTTGGCGAACTGGGTTTCAACCATCATACCATACTCATTCCCTTCGTGCAAGAAGGTGACCTTCCACTTATTCATAGAGATCTTCCAACTCAACTAGACTACACAGTTCTATACCATTATCACGAAACATAGCTTCAGCACCCTCTTGTCTGTCTACTATAGTAACTACACGATCAACAAAGTAACCTAAGTCTCTTAAAACTTTAACTGCTTTAAGAGATGAACCACCTGTAGTAGTTACATCTTCTAGTACTGTTATAGTAGATCCTTTTGGTGGTAATGGACCTTCTACTTGGGACTCAGTACCGTGTCCTTTAGGTTCCTTACGAATGATAAGACCATTGATGTTACCTAATAATGCTACACCTGATACTAATGGATCAGCACCTAATGTAAGACCTGCCACCCAATCTGTATCAACATACCTTAGCATCTGTTCTGATGCTAACCGTAACCCTGTACCATTAAGGATCACAGGTTTACAGTTGACATAATGATTACTAACAGTGCCTGAAGACAAAGTAAACTCACCTTCACGATAAGCTTTTGTCTTCAGTAGATACATTAACTCATTCATCGGGGTGTAAACCCTCCATTAGTGTTGCCCAATCTCTATCGAAAGCTTCTAGTCCCATATCAGTTAGACAATGGTCGAACAACCTGTTGAATACGTCGTACGGTACAGTACATACGTCAGCACCCATTCTGAATGCAGAGGGTACATCAATGGGGTTCCTAATACTTGCAGCAAGGATCTCAGTTTTAACATCATTTCTATCATAAATTGTACGGATATCCTTTATAAGAGTTAGTCCATCCCAATACTGGTCTGCGACTCTACCTATGAAAGGTGAGATGTATGTTGCACCTGCCTTAGCAGCAAGTACTGCCTGTGCTGGACTGAATACTAGAGTTATATTAGTAGAGATATCATCTGCTGATAGATCACCACAAGCAATTAGTCCTTCTCTATTACAGGGAAGTTTAATAGTAATATTAGGAGCTATCCTAACATAATTAGATGCCATCTCTAACATCTCTTCAGCATCGTTACCAACAACTTCAGCAGATATAGATGAATCCCAAGGGAACATCTCTGCTATACGTTTGATAACTTCTTCAGGATCTTGTCCCAACTTCCTCATCAGAGTTGGGTTAGTGGTAATACCATCCACGAGACCAGTCTCATTAGCGTGTTTTATCAGATCTGGATCTGAACAATCGAGAAAGATTTTCATAGGTGGAATGTAGCTTAGAGTATATAGTACCACAAAAAAAGAGACCTATCAAGGTCTCTCTTAGTCCTAACAATCAAGCTAGTAGGTTAAGCATTGCATAGTTCTTTATTGAACTTGACTCCACGATAAGACAGTTCAGCCTTATTGCAGCGTGTGCTTGGTGCTTTGTTGGTGTCGTACTTGACTCCACGGTAAGTGACTTGTGCCATTGGTTTACTCCTAAAGTAGTTGGATTTTTAGCCCCGTTCCTTTAGTCATTTGCGTCCCAACACCCTGGTGTCTCCTCCTTTACAATCTGAATCATCTCAGATTTAAGATTGTCTTCAACTCTATAGACCTTCATCTTATCGACAAGATCTTGAGCATCAGAACAAGTTAAAGCAGCAGCTAATAACAAGGGCATCATAGGGATGAACGCTCCGTTCCGTGACCTACTTGCAACCCCGAAGGGTCGAACGTAAGGATATGATAACATATCCATTACTATTTAGCAAGAAAGTGTTACAAAGACTACCGTTTGTATCGTCGTGGACCATTTGGTTTCCTTGCGTGCCACTTCTTATACCAGTCTTTCGTTAGTTCTACTCTCGGTTCCTGCTTCAGTTCTCGTTTAAGTTCTCTGAGGAAACGGAGATGAAGTTGAAATTGATTACGCATCTCCAATCATTATATTGTGGGTTGCTACTTGTGTGGTAATTCAACCCATCGAATAAGACGAACCTACCCTGTCTAGGTTCAACCTTTTGTTTAAGTTCTAATTTTTGTTTGTGACCATCATACTTCTGTTTAAAGAAGATAGTAGGACCATCAGAGTCATTCACATAGTAAATGATAGTCCAGTGTGGTTGGTCAAAGTCAACGTGTGGAGTATGGTATAGATGTTTTGTCTCCCTTCTAGGTAAAAGATTAATCTTTATCCTTCTGAAAGAATCAAACTCTGGCATCTCTGTGTTAGATACTATCCATTTCCATACAGGTTCACACACCTTCTCGTAAGCATCAGGAGATACTATCTCTCCTAGGGTATTAATACAAGTGTGTAGGAACTGAGGATCTTCACCACTAACCTCATCAGGTATGGACGTAGCGAAGTTTGTATCATATGAAGTGGTCTCAGTATTAATATACCAAGGCCAATATGAGTTGTGTAATAGTCTTGCTTTACACGGTTCACTAACAGACTTAGGAACCTCACCTATGTACATCATCCATCCACTCCTCCATCTCTTATCCATCTAGGTAGATAAAATATTAACCAAGCGAGTGTCCAGAAAGTTACTAATACTAAGACGTGTAATAATCTATGGTCATTGACTATCAACCCACAAGTTACAAGTCCCATCCAAAGATAGTCTAAGGTACCGTGAAATCTATACCATACTTTATCACCAAACTTATTAATAAGTTTATCTCTTTGTCTTGCGAACCACGGTGACACGTGCCTCATCATAACGAAACCTTCATTAAAAAACATAACGAAGAATCCAATCCAAAAAATCATAATTTAAATCCAGCGAAGGTGTCCTTCTTAACGTCTTGTTTGATACCACCGACAACATAAGATTCAATCTCTGTTTCTTGTGGTGCATTCTGTTGACCCTTAGAGTTCAACCAATGCTCAGTCCAAGGTAAGGGATTGTTACGTGCAGGTACATCGTATATAGGTTTTAAACCTACTGATTTCATCCTGCGATTTGCAATCCATTCAACATACTGACTGAGTAGTTTGTCATTTAATCCTATCATACTACCACCTTCAAACAAATACTCTGCCCATTCCTTCTCTTCTTGCACAGCATTCTTAAACATCTCTACTACATTGTCCTGTTCTTCCTCAATAACCTCCTGCATCACAGGATCATCACCATTTTGCCAGTTTTTTATGATATTCTGAGTGAGCACAAGGTGTTGTGACTCATCTCGTGCAATTAAACTAATGATTTTTGCACTTCCCTCCATAAATTTCAACTCTCCAAAGGCAAAACTACAAGCAAACGATACATAAAATCTAATACCCTCAAGAATATTAACATTCATCACTGCACGGTATAGCATTCGTTTAAGATCTTTCTTCTGCCAGATAGCAGATGGAGAACCAACAGATGATTCCTGCCACATACATCCACTGCCCCACTCACTAGCACGTTCGATGAACTCATCGTATGCTTTGGTAACAGACTTAGCACGTGCGATAATCTTTTCGTCTTGAAGAATAGTATCAAAGACCTCAGATGGATCTGGATATATGTTCTTAATAATGTACGTGTAAGATCTACTATGGATCATCTCCATAAATTCCCAGACTTTCATCGCACCTTCTAACTCAGGAAGAGCTACGTAAGGTGCGAATGCCATACCAGGTCCACGTCCTTGAACTGAGTCAAGTAGTATCTGATACTTTAAATTGCTTGTGAATATGTGTTTCTGTGCTTTAGTTAAAGTACTGTAGTCTGCTCGGTCTTTCTGTAATGAAACCTCTTCAGGTCTCCAGAAGTATCCTAACATCTGTGTTGTTAACTTATCAAAGATAGGATATTTAAAACCATCATACCTCTGGACTCCCAGAGGTTTACCAAAAAACATTGGTTGCTTCGTATGATCGTGCTGTTCACGATTGAAAACGGTAACGCCTTGAACGTTAGACCTTGCAACTGTCACAGTCTTCCTCCGCATATGCTAGTTCATTAATCAGTTCGTCGAGGGATTGCTCCTTCTCAGGTAGATCATCCTTCCATCCTATTGGATGTGCTGGTTCATCTACATCCTTCTTAGCATCATATGTATTCTGATAGTAAGAAGTCTTCCACCCATACTTGTATGTTGTTAGGAAATCGTTTGCCATTACTGAGGTTGGTACCTCATTATCTGGGTAGTTCTCTGGATTATACGACCAGTTACCACTGATCGCTTGGTCAAAGAACTTCTGCATCACTGCGACTATCTTTATGTATCCTTCATTAGATTCCATATCCCATAGCAGTGTGTACTTATTCTTTAGGTGGGGAAACCCAGGAACAATCTGCTTAAGGGGTCCTTTCTTTGATTTTTTAACGGACAAGTAGTCTCTAGGTGGTTCGATTCCATTGGTTGCGTTTGACACAATGGAACTGCTCTCCGAAGGCATTTGTGCGGACAGTGTTGAGTGCCTAAGACCGTAGGTTGCGATATCATTCCGTAAGCTATCCCAATCATAATTATAAGACGGTTCGGTAATCTCGTCTACCTCCTGCTTATATGTATCAATTGGAAGCGTACCGTCTGCATATTTAGTACGATCAAAACCATCACATTTACCTTTCTCTTGTGCTATTTGATTGCTAGACTTGAGTAAATTGTACTGGAATGATTCTGTCAACTGATGAACTAAATCATATGCTTCCTGATCATTATACTTCACACCATTCTTTGCTAGGTAGTGTGCTAATCCTATGAATCCTATGCCTAGAGACCGCCTGTATAATGTGCTACGTCTCGCAGCAGCAACAGGGTAATTCTGATAGTCTATAAGTTCTTCTAGACCCCTTACAGAGAGGTCACAGAGTTCTTCCATCTCATCTAGGTTACGTATCTTACCTACATTAATAGCAGATAGAATACAAAGAGCAATCTCTCCATCAGCATCATCAATATGCTGAATAGGATCTGTAGGTAGAGTGATCTCCTGACAGAGATTACTCATATAAACTTTATCCTTAAAGGATGAGTGACTATTACAGTGATCGATATTCATAATGTATATCCGACCAGTCTCTGCTCTCTCCTTAAGGAGATCAAGTACTAATTCTTGTGCCCTGACAGTCTTCCTAGGAATTGTTTCATCCTGTTCATATCGTTCATATAATTCATTAAAACTATCAGTCCCAAAAGATTCATACAAACCTGGAACGGTGTTAGGACTGAAGAGAGATATCTCTCCATCCTCAATGAACCTCTTGTAGAAGATTTGGCTAGTTTGGATACTGTAGTCGAGCTTTCTAACCCGATTGTCTTCCGTACCCTTATTATTTTTAAGTACAAGGATGTCCTCTATTTCTTGGTGCCAGATGGGGAAGTGGACTGTTGCTGATCCACCTCTGATCCCATTTTGTGTACAACATCTAACAGTTGACTCAAACTTCTTGAGAAACGGGACGACACCCGTGTGCTGAACTTCTCCACCTCTGATTTTAGAGTTGATTCCTCTGATTCTACCAGCGTTAATACCGATACCAGCCCTCTGTGCGACGTATTTGCCAATAGCCATATCAGAGCTAAAGATACTATCGAGGGTGTCATCAGAATCAACCAGAACACAAGATGCAAATTGACGAATGGGTGTTCTGACCCCTGCAAGAACGGGCGTTGGGATGTTGATTTTTCCTTTGGAGGTTGCTGTGTAGTAGCGTCTGACATAATCGAGTCTCTTTTGTGGATCATAATTCTGGAAGAGCGTTGCTGCAACCATTATGTACATATATTGCGGAGTCTCATAGAGAGTCCCAGTTGATCTATCCTGTACTAGATACTTATCAACGATCTGCCTGAGTCCAGCGAATGTAAAACCATAGTCTCTATCGTGATCGATATAAGAATTAAGTAGGTTCCACTCACCTTCACTGTACTTATCTAGGATGCCAGCATCATATACTCCATCCTCTACACACTTCTCTACGTGGTCCTTAAGGTGTGTGTACCCTGTCTCATCTGCCCAACCAGGGAAGACCTGTCTACGTATATTAAACAACAACAAACGTGCTGCTACGTACTGATAGTTAGGTGCTTCAGGACTGATGAGATCACTCGCTGACCTGATTAGTATCTCCTGTATCTCCGAGGATTTAATTCCATCAAAGAACTGAAGATTAGCATTCATTTCTATTTGACTAGCGGACACACCTGCTAGTTCTTCACACGAAAATTCACACATCCTGTGAATCTTTTCAAGAGTAAGCGGTTCAGTAGCACCGTCTCTCTTAATTACTTTCATTCCCCCGTTCATACTTTTTTCCAGTGAGATAGTTTGAGTTTGGCTTGTAGACCTTGGTATGTATTTGATTCTACCAAGGAAGCAGGATTATGTCCAGCAAGGACCATATCGTTGATGTCTTTTTCAACAATACCATCTGGCCAGATGACTACTTTGTCACCTCTGTCGATGGCTGCTGTGATTCTATCGACGATTTGTTTGTTACGAGGTTCGTTATCATAAACCCAAATATAATTGCTCCAACCAAGCGACCGAATATTAACATCAGACCCAGCCATCGCAACGGCATTGCCCAAGAAGAGCGAGTCGATTGGTCCTTCGACGATGAAGATTGGTTGGTCATAATGAATGCGGTCGAGACCGAAGAGTTTGGGTTTAGACTCATCAAAGATGATTGTAATATATCGCAGTTTCGATTTGGGAGATAAAGATCTTCCTTGTAATCCGAACATCTTACCTTCCTCATCTCTCAGAGGAATAATTATTCGGGGTTGATCATTATTCAGACTATCGAAGGTCTGTTTCCTTTCGTTTACAAACCGTTTGAATTTGTCAGCATAGAATAAATGATCTAATTTTTCCTGTGGAATTTTACGTTGCTCAAGATAAGAACGTGCTGGATGTTCTCTATTTAGAGATGCAATACTTGGGAGGTTGATACTTGGTTTAAACTTTGGTTTAGTTGTCTTAATAATTGGGTTCGGTGCTCTCCTATGCTTACCTGTTAGACCCTCTTTATATCTTTCCAGCACAAATTCATCATAGATGTCACGTGCGTGGTCCTTAAGGAAGTTTCCTAACGTCCTACCAACTCCACAGTTGTGACACTTATAGATGAGATCATTTTGTTTCAGAAAAAAATACCCCCGTGCCTTACTCTTGTGCTTCTCTGAGTCACCACAGTAAGGACAACGGAAGTTGTATAGTCCTGATTTCTTTTCTTTGAATTTATCAAGTCGTCCACCTACAAGGCGAGCATACTTGATATCGATGTAACTCACACAATCATATCAGATGCTATTACTATAGGTGCTGGTCCTGAATCTGTCAAGAGTGGACGCATTATTTTCTGTCCGACTGGACTAACGATGAAAGATATAATAGCAAGACCACCAAAAATAGACCACATTTTCTTCTCCATAATCTGAAGACGGTCATCAACTTTTCTAATGTCTCTTTCACAGCCTGCTTTTATAAGGTTTGCTTCACGGTCAAGAGCACGATGCATCGATGCTATCTTTTCAAATAGAACCTCATCAACCTTGTCCTGTTTATCTAGCTTCTCATTATGGACGGCAAGAAGTTGCCCCATCTTCATAGAGTTATCTTGAAGAGTGGTAACTACACGTTCCAGTCTCTCTATAATTGCGGTGTTTATATCGTCAGCCATTACATTGCCTGTTGTCTTTTCTGCCAATAAAATTTCAAGACATCAGGTGGATACACCCTTGTGATGGTTAAATGATTTAATTTTTCTGGTCTGTATATCTTTCTTAGTTCAATCTTAACGTCTGCTGGAGACTTACCATAGTATATAAACTCCATACATCCAGGACAGGTAGGACTATCACACCTGACTTTGAATGGTAAGTAACGTGGGTTCCCAGATGATGCTGCATCATCTGGTTGTCTTCCTTCAGATACTTTCTTCTTTAATGATACAAAGGTACCTATCTTCTTAACAGACTTGTGATCAGTCGTTCTTGCTGCATCTGCTGGAGACTTTCTTCTGTACTCTATCGCAGCAGGTTTTTGACCAGACTTAGATTTCCTATTAGCACCGTGTGCTCCTCTGAACCCACCAACAGATTGTATTGATTTCTTTTCTGCTGTCTTATTAATATCAGAAAGTTTCTCTTGTGGACCCATTGC